GTGCGCCAGGTGCTCACGCGCCTGGCGCACCACTTCCGCCGCCAACTGCTGATCAGAGCCAAGCCGCCGGATGGCGGCCAGCACCACGTTCTCGACGGCCTGGGCGGACACGGATTTCGTCTTGCAGTTTTTCCAACCGCGTTGCTGGGCGTTGTAACAGACGTAGTAACGGTAACGCTTGGAACCTCTGACCGAGTAGGTGTGCACCATCGCGGTGCCGCATGGCACGCAGAAAAGCAGTCCGCGCAGGAGAGCGCCGTACTTGTTTTTGGCACCGCCACCGTTCGTGCGGCCGTTGCTGTCGAGCATGTCCTGAGCCCGTTCCCATGTGGCGCGTTCGATGATCGCCTCGTGCTCGCCGGGAAAGAGAGTGCCTTTGTGATTCACCTGGCCGGTGTAGATGGCGTTCGTGAGGACCCCGTACAGCAGACTCTTGGTGAAGGCCTTACCACCCCGTGTCTGGCCAGCCTCGGTTGTCCACCGTTTCGTTTGCCAGCCGCGCCCGTCCAAGTCCTGCAGGACAGGCAACATGGCACCAAGTTCGAGGTATTGATCGAAGATGGTCCGCACCTGGTGCGCTTCATCCGGATTCACGACGAGGCGGCGCGCCTTGGTGTCGATGTCGTAGCCGAGCACCGGGTGCCCGCCGATCCACTTGCCCTTCCTGCGCGCGGCACACATCTTGTCGCGGGTCCGCTTCGAGATCAGTTCCCGTTCGAACTGAGCGAATGAAAGCAGGATGTTGAGCGTCAACCGGCCCAGGGAGTTGATCGTGTTGAACTGCTGCGTGACCGAGACGAAGCTGGCACCGCAGCGGTCGAACAACTCCATCATCCGGGCGAAGTCCATCAGGGATCGGCTCAGCCGGTCCACCTTGTAGACGACCACGCAGTTCACGCGACCAGCCTCAATGGCTGCGAGAAGGCGCTTTAGGGCTGGTCGGTCCATATTGCCGCCGGTGAAGCCGCCATCGTCGAACCGCTCCGGCACCAACTGCCATCCCTCATTCCGCTGGCTCGCGATGAAGGCCTCGCCGGCCTCCCGCTGCGCGTCCAATGAGCTGAAGTCCTGCTGGAGGCCTTCCTCTGTGGACTTCCGCGTGTAGATCGCGCACCGGATCACCTTGTCCGACGCAGGTTCCGGCGCGGCCGCCGGCGCGCGCCTGCCGCTACCGTTCTTCATTCGTTCCCCCGTTGTCCGCCGCGCACCCGAAGAAGAGGAAGCCATTCCACTTGGTGCCGGTCACCTCGAGGGCAATCGCGCTCAACGATTTGTAGAGCTTCCCGTCGTACTCGAAGCCCTCATCCCGGACGTTCACGACGATGTCCCGGCCCTTGTAGCGGCGTTCAACAGTACCGCCGGTCGCGGGCAATCGCGGATCAGCTTCGGCGGTCACGCGCCCCTTCACTGCGCTGGCGGACGACAGGCTGAAGTCTTGCTGGAACGTCGTTTTCGGCGCACGGACGCGCAGGTCGGCGTCGTTGGCGATCTCCAGGGCGCGGCGGCGCGCCCGTTCCGACAGACCGCCCTCTGCCAGCGCCTGAATCCTCCAGGCAACGCGGCGGAACAGGAAGTGCTTGTGGTGGGAGCGCGTCTCCTCGCCGAACGCCTCGGCGTACTTCTCTTTCAGTTGGCCCAACGTCATGTGGCGCAATGCTTCAATCTCTTTTCGGACCGTGGTCTCCAAGGCCTTCTCCTTTCTCTGGACCGTTAACCTCGTGTCCATGAGGGCTTGAAGTGGCCGGGTTATCAAGTGGTTCTTCGCGCCGGATTCTGCGGCGGTATCGCAGGTAGCCGGCGGCCAGGATGCTGGCGATGGATTGCAGTTCTTCGCTCGGAACAGCCAAGACGGATCACCTCGCTGTGGATTTGGCACCCACAGCGTTGTCCGCCTGGCGGTCGTTCCGCTGTCCGGTGGGATATGGGATCAGCGTGCGCTTCTCCCGCTGTAAACATACGCAAGAATTCCGAAAGTTGTACACACCCACGTCGGTCGAGACGAACCGGGCTGTTAAATAAGGCGGGGCACCCTGCGGAGAAGAGGAGAGGTCGGCAGGAAACTCGCGCCCGTGGACTCACCGGGGCGCAAACGGAGAATCTCCGAGGCCTGCCGCAGAGAGGCGGCATTCACCGCAAACCCATGGCTATGTTGAGGAAAACGCGACGCCGAGTGGCGGGCGTAGGAACGGCGATGCTGTTAACAACAGGGGACTTGAATTCCGGGGTGGGAAGAATTGGCTCCCCAAGTGAAACAAAGGGTATTTGACGGTCGAGAGACACTGGCAAAAACATTGATTCTAAATGGGCTACTCAAATTGGTGGTTTGCCCCAGCATGGACAATACAATGTCAGTACATCGACGCGGGCTGAGAGTCTCGGCTGCAGCCTACTCTCGGTCTTTACCCGTCAAATGATACTCGAAGAGGTCGCACTCGTCTGCGACGCGCTTGACATAGAGCAGGAACTCGTCCCGGGTCAGGCCCGCCTTTGGTACCCATGCTTCGCCGACAAGCCGACCTTTCTGGTCGAGCCTAAACCCCACTAGTTGCATCGCCCGGTTGCGACGCCAGACTCGGAGCGCAACGTTTGTAATACCGTCGATCGCAGATGGACGGGCAACGATGCCGGTTAGTTCAAACGTTTCGGTGGACTCACGAACTGCGATGCGTTGATGCCGTTCTGCGGTCGTAACAACTTCGACTGCGTCCCCATCGATGGATATTCCTTCCTCGCCACGGCAGAATTGCCTCCAATCAGCCACGGTCGGCGTCTCCTTCCCGCTCGAGATCCGATTCGAAAGTAGCCATCGGCTGGTCTAGCATCGGAAGATGAATTTGCTCAAGCATGTCGGATTGCTCAACGACACGGTTCAAGAGGACCGTTATTCGTGCGATGTCTTGAGACGGGTCCGTCAGCAATACGTCATCCTCGACGGTGAGATCGTAAAGGGCCTCGTCTCGCCCGAGAATTGCTCCGAGTCTCACCCGGCGCATCCTTGCGCTTTCCTCAACGGCCGCCATCGTCGATTCGGGTTCCACACGCCCGATGGGGCTCACACACCTGACAACCAGGCGTTCGCCATCGGATTTTAGCAGGAGGGCAAAAGGTTGGATGCGGCCGGTTGCAAGCGTCACTGTGCCCAGCAAGGTGCCGTTCCGCGAGTATGGCTCCCATTCAATTGGCAGCCCAGAGTATTCAGACACTGACAGCCTTTCGAACCGATCGAGCACGGCTGCCACCATGTCGGCGTCAGTCGCCAGCGACTGCCGTTCTCCGTGAAGCGCCCAACCGGGTATCGGAAACGCACTTTGGAGCCGCCCGCGAATTGCTTCGACCGTTCGACGGCCATCGACCAGTTCGCGACTGACGTCAACTCGGCGATGATCGCCCTTCGGAACGGACAGACCCTCGTGCATTAGTCGTAGGAACGTGTTCATCCGTTCGAGAGCGAGCTGTACCTGAAGGACCTCCACAGTGTCATCGAGATATGGGTAGTAAACCTGGAGAAGATCTGCACCATCTCGAATAGCTTCCGTGCCGGACAAACGCCTGTCTGACAGTGAACGCACACGGTCGATTCGTCCTATACGCTGCTCCATGGACGACGGCGTCCAGGCGATGCCGTAATGGTGTACGGCAGAGCAAAACGTATGCAGATCCTCTCCTTCCTGCAAAAGATCTGTCGTGACCAGAACGAACGGATAGCCTGGCATACGGAACTGTTGGACTAGTCTTCGGTTCACCTGGCCGGACATCCCACCCACCGGCTGCTGTTCGCCGAGAATCGATCCAAGGTCGCGCCTGCTCTCCGCGAGTTTCTGAGTCCGAACATCTGGGGCATTCACATCGAGGATCAAATCGAAGTTCGCAGCTATCTGTTCGAGTTCGTCGAAGGCCGCCCAGCTTCGGTCGCCAAGAGGTGTAGCGCGCTGTTTCTCCAGGACGTCGAGATATTCGTCAATGCGGCGGCGTTCCAGGACAGCACTCTCTTCACCGCTCTCGACTTCGAGGGTTCGCTGCTCGAGGCTTCCGATCCGGTGGATCGTCAGGATGTAGAGATCAATGAGCGAGTGTCCAAGGCGCGCCGCCGTTTCCAGCATCTGAGCTCGCTGCTGTTGCTCGCGAAATTGCTCACGCACGGACCCGGGACGAGGGGCTGGCCAAAGTGCGTTCCGCAGCTCTGAACGATCTGCCCTCCTCAACTCCGTAAAGAACGTCGCATGTTCGAGCCCTTCAGAAACGTCCGGGGCTTCGCTCACAGAGCCCCTTCGAATCGAGTTCTCGAACCGCTCGTGCCAGATAATTCGCGCTCTCTCTCCCAAGACGTCTTGCCGCTCTCTCAGCAGCTCGAGAGCAGCCGCTTGAGCAGCCTCCATACGATCTGCTCGCTGAAGCCGTTTCGCGCGACCTATGTACTTCGCAGCACGCCGGCTAAGCTCGTTCCGCAACTGGTGAGACTCCAACCGAAGCGTCTTGCCCAAGGCGTCCGTCACGCCACCTGGTCTGGCACCCAGGAGATCCATGACGTAGTTGTCTTCAAAAAAGGTCGAGTACACAGTCCCTTTTTGGATAAAGCGCCGTTGAACGTTTGCACCGCTGACTACGCCCTTTGGACCTTCACCGCGGAAAAACCAAGCGAAGAAGGTATCGGTGCCACCGCGATCATCAATGTCCAGATCACCTTCCGAAGTGCCCGCCGTCTGGGCGGCTGTCGAGCGCACCCGTCGTGCTGCCTCAGCCTCTCTCTTTTCCTCCTGGTACGTCTTTACAACTTCATCGAAACGCGCATTGGCGCTTTGCGGGAGCCGTTCTCGCAGAGTTCCAATCAGCCAGGAGTTGTACTCACCATCGAGCTTGCGTTTTAGCTCCTCAACAGACTTAACACGCCGAACGAAGATGAGGGCCTTCTTCCCAGTCGTCCAGGCGTTCTTGAGGGACTCAACAAGGGCATCCATCTTCGGGTGCGGCATTTCTTTTCCGAAAATGTCTCTGTAGTTTCGGGCCAAGCGATTGACGTCACGCACATCAATGCCCTCCCGCGCGGCCATCCGGAGAGTTTCGTCCTTCACGTCAGCCGTCTGGTCCGCGTCATCGAAGTTAGCACCATCGTCGACGGCTCGCTTCAGGCGAGTCGTCTCCAAGAAACTTTCGAACGAGGCGAGCATTCCGATCTGGAACGACATACCGAACTTCTCTGATCCGAGGAGTTCGGCCACTTTCTTCTGAACAAGCGCCACGACCAGGCGCTGACGATCATCGCCCCTGCCGATAGGCTCGTCGTATTTGTGAACGCCTCCATGCCGCCACTCGCGGCGGTACTGATTCTTCGTCAGGTCCTCGCCGCCGACACGCATCGTGGTCACACGACGAACAATGAACTTTGCTGCAGCCTGCTTCCTCTGATCCTCGCTTAACTTCTCGTCCCGCAACCCGTCAAAATTCCCGCCTAATCCAAAAACATCTAGCTGGTTCCAGACGTGCGTGTAGGTCTCCTCGAGCGGTGTCGCCGACAAAAACAGCACACGGTTGGCACGTGGTCCGTATCCAGGAAGCTCGCGTTTGGCCTCGTGCTCGGAGGGATGGCCGAACGCTAAGGCTAGAACCCGGTTCCTGGCCGCGACACCGACCTTGAAACCGTGTTTGAGGTTGTGCCCTTCATCCACGATAACCAGGTCGAATACCGGTAGCGCACAACAGACGGCCCTCGCGAAATTATCCTTGAAAAGATCCTTATTGCTCCGAAGATCGAGCGTTGCATCGGCTAGCCATGGCACTTCCTGTCGCAGCTCGTCGCGAACCCGTTTCCAACCTCGTCGCTCCGCGTCGTCTCCAAGAGCCAAGCTGAACGAACTCAGCCGTAGAAAAAAATCGCGTTTTGGATCAACCACCACCTCACGGACGAACGCCATCAAGTTGTCGCAGGCTACGAGCGGCCGCGCGGGCTGCCGATCGATTGTGGCCACCCGGAGATCGGGAAACTTGATATTGTATGCGACGAAGTTTCGGAACTCCTTCATCCATTTGCGCTGGATATTCTCCTTTGGGGCAATTACAAGCGCCCGAAAGTTGGGTTGAAAGTGGCGAAACAGTGCCAGGGCACCAAGTGCCACGTAGGTCTTGCCCATGCCAACCTCGTCGGCGAGGTACGCAACTCTTTGTTTCTCCAAAATGTTATGGATTGCCACGGCTCCCTCGAGCTGTTCCTCCGCGCGAGGACCTTGCCCAATGCGGGCGCCAAAGTCGAGCAACTGGCGAGCAGCGGTCAAGTCGATCAACGGGCCTCCGTCACGACGGGCGTTGCCCGCTGCAAGAACCATCGGTCGAACCAATCTAGAAAAGCCGGCATCTCAGCACGATCACTGGCAATTAGGCGTTCACGCAAGGATGCAGCGACGCCGAGTTGCTCCTGCAAGCACTTCCCGTCCGATGCATGCTCCCGCCAAAACTCACACTGCTCCCGGCGGAGCTCCTGTACAAGTTGCTGAGCGCACATAACGATCACGTAGTGATCGACGAGGTCGCCCTCCCCGGCCGTGCTGTCTTTGAGGACTCTCTTCAGGAGGCTGCCGAGCGAATCGTACTTCTGCCCGAACAGTCGATACGTGGCCTCACGCCCACGGCCCTCGCGGAGGGCGGAACGGACGCTTCGTTCAACATTTCCGAATGCCAGAAAGATGCCCGCAAATCGTTCGAAGAACGTCTGCGTCTGTGCGAGAGGCGCATACCGCGACACCAAAGCGGCTCCTTCACCCATCAATGCGAACTCCGGTGCCCGAGCCTCGAGGAACGCGGCTCGCTGAGCCGTTGTGAGTAGTGACCAATAGCGGAGAATCTCCGCTGGGGACAGATCAAACATAAGTGAAGGACGGTGAGACATGCCCTCCTCTTGCACTAGAATCAAGCCAGGCTCCTTCCCATCACCGACAACCGTAAGGATGGATGTCGAGCGAAGAACTCGCTGCAACTCTGTGTATGCCTCAGCGGGGAGGGGGCACCATGCTTTCGGTGGCAGGCCATCCACCGAGAATATCTCGATGCCCTGCGAGGTGATGTTAAGCTTCGGCGACGCCGACGAGTCATCCCAGTACGTTTCAGCCGTCGTCTTGTTCCACCAAAACCTCACCGACAGCTTGGAGCCACCGGCAGTGGCATTGCCTTCGTCTTCGAGACTCGGTTTGTACTCCCGTGGACGCGAGGCATCAGCAATCAACCACCAGTCGGGTCGTCGAGCTGGAGACAGTTCCACGAGAAAGCCTGTTTCAAGATTGCCACCAGGCCGATGAGCCGGGGCCGTGAGATTGACCGAGCCGATGAACAGCACTTCGGACTTGGGTTGCGGTGTAAAGAATCGATAGACCTTAGCATGAACCATCCGCTGGCGTGCGCTCTCACCACTTCCACTGCGCAACAGTTCCTGAGGCATGCGGCCCCAGCTGACATTCGGCAGGCCTCGGACCGACTCGTAGATCTCGGGCGAACAAAGTGCCTCGCCGGTGTGGGCCCTCGGCAGGAAGACCCGCACTTCTCGCGGCCTGAACTCGTTGATTAGGTCATTAAGTGGTACAGACGTGGGCCCGCCATCGAAGTATGGCGAGATAATCTCCAAGTTCATGCCATCGAGCGAACGGTCGGCAACCGAACGAAGAAATTCCGTTACAGACGTGCGCCCTTCGAAGAAATGTGGGTAAAGAATGCCGTTCCCCGAACGCCGCTCGCGCTGGTAGGTGTTCCGAACGAAATCCCGGATCGCCCGGAGCGGTTCGTGGCCGTCCGAATCCTTTTCTCCGACGCGGCGTTCCAGTCCTTCAAGGAACCTAACCAAATCGTCGCCCAACCGCGTGAAGTCACCTTCGATGATTTCCTCGGTGTGGCACACCTCAACGTTCTCCCACCAACCAGCGCGCGTGAGATTAGCTGACAGGCAAGATACGATCAGCGTCCTGGCCCTGTGACCCTCATCGTCGGGATCATTGTCTTCGACGAGCGCAAACACGTTCTTGGGGTGAAAAATGCCGGTTCGGTGGCGAACCGCGATGCGCTTCACATCAAGCTTGGAGGGGCCGGCTTCAGGCACGAGACCATTCTGGTCGAAGTACACGGCCACGCCAACCGGAACAGAGCGCATCGCATCTTCGAGTTGTACTAGTTTGATTGCGGATGCGTGGCTCAGGGGCACGTCGAGAAAAACGGGCAGAATCTCCTGTTCGAAAAACTCGGGGTCGAATCGGAATGTAAGGAACACTGCCGCGACCAGGCGACGTCCTCGTAACCTGTCTTCCATCTGTTCCGAAAGTACGGCGTGAGGAGGGAGTTCAGGCACGACTCGCGCTCCTGAGGGCGAGGGCAATAGCCCGCAACGAATCGAGAAAGTAAGAGTGACGCCAGAACTCAGGTAATTCTGACCGCGTTGGAAGATCTCCTCCATCATCATCGTGGAACCGAACGCGAAGCCGTCCGTTGGTAACGTCGGCCCACGGAGCAGCACTCGCGCGGATGTTCATGACAGCGCGGTTCTGATCCAGGAGCAAGCCGAGTGTGCGCTCGAATTCGCCGGAAGCCAGTGTGCGAGCCACCTGAATCCATCGCCGGCCAGTTTCGGCGTCGCCTGTAGAATCCCGCAATTCCGTTTCGAGCGAAGTGGTTGCGTCCACGTCGATCATTCGAACTGAGTTTCCCCACTGACGCCTGACCACGCGAGACACGTCAGCGATCGTCTGATCATCGCTGGCAAGGACCAAGCTGAAAAGGGCCGCGGCTGGTGCCAATAATTGCTCGGCGGTTCGGATGCGCTCCAATTGATCGGCAACAACTGCTCCCTTGTCAGGATCTGCGCGGCATCGCTTAGCCAGGTGCCGAACGTGGCCCGGCGTTAGCGTCCACCCGTCGTCATCCAACGTTGATTCCATTGCCTTGGCGAGAATTGCTTGACCACCCGCAGTCTTGTCTTGAGGGCCACCCAAGAGAAGATGATTCCTGTACACCTCGCGTTCAGCTGTGCTCAGGCGTCTATTCAACACTGCAGCGACCGTCTCAAGGAGCTTGCGGTCTGCCGTCTGCCAATCGAGCTCCGTCTTCGCCCTTGCGAGCCTCGAGACGACGGCGTCTGCATTCCGAAGGCCGCCTTTGGAAAAGATGGGTAAATATAGCGTCTCGACGAGATCACGGCCAGCCGCAGTGAGCCTAGTTGGGTCGCCTTCCACCAAGCCAGAAGACCGCGCGGGTACAGTGTACAGACCCCAAATGCCATAGGTTTTCTGATTGCTGAGGATCTGAGCGGTCGAGTCCGTACCAAGCCGAATGCGGGAGCCCTCCTGCAGGTTCTTCTTGACTCGGTCGACGCCGCGGAACTTCCAGTCCCCGTTGATTTCTCCGCGCGAATAGGCTGCCAACTGTTCCCATCTGAGAAAGACTGCGAGGTCGCCGTCGCCACCGACCTCGTTGGCGACACGTTCGGCAAAATAGTAGCCGAGTACTAGCGTGGTGAAATCCCTGACAGACGTACTGACGGTCGTCAGGTTGCCGACGACATGTCGTCCCAGACGTGCCCAGATGGTCTGCAGCCCTAGTGGATCGCGTGAACCTTTGACAGCAGCTTGGGGATCGATGTCGGTGAGAAACGGGACGGTAAGCACGATCAGATCTCTCCCGCCCCGCCGCGAGCCTGAGCCAGGGCCTTTAGGCGCTCGATCACCGTCGCCATAGCCATCGTGTCCTGTCGACAATAAGCGAGGAGAGCGGACTTCATACGTTGCCGTACCACGAAGTCTAGATCTCCGCGAACCATGTGGTCCCACGCCAACCCTGCCTCGTCGCCGTGTGACACCTCCATGCCTTCATAGCTAAACCCCGGTGCCAGTGCCGGAAGGACGGCTTTTAAAGAGAATGACCCCTGAAACTGCGGGTGATAGACGTGCTTCTTCACGAACGGCCAAAGGTCCCACAGGCGAGCCTGAATTCTTGCGATCTTTTCGGCGCATTCCGGCATCCAGTGGGCCAGATCGCTGAGACGCTGTGATTCAAAAGCAGCGTTGTAGGCTACAATCAGCCCACGCTTGGCCAGGACGTCGCTCAGCGAATCAAGGAAAGCACGACGAGGATCCTTTTCGTCCTCAGCAAGGAATTCAAAATGTTCCAATCCACTGCCGGCAGACATCTGTCGGTGAACGGACCATTGAAAAGGGATGTGCGAGTATGGCCGCATTCCAGCAAACCGTGGGATCGCCGGATATAGGGTTTCGAAGTCCATGAAATAGATCGGATACTTCAAGCGGGACAATTCTCGGGCGAGGTCGTTGCTAACCCACAGCCGTCCAGTCTTCACGGAAGTCCAAACTCGGAGCTGGTTCTCCGTGAGGGAGAAACCCTCCGGGATTTCTTGGATGAGCGTTATTCCCTGATCCAGCAGTTCCGCTTTTTTCTTGTCGCTCAGCCTCGGCAGAAACGAAATGTGATGTTCTGGCACAGGTGGATTGCAGCAATCATAGAACTCGCAAGGTACCGGTTCGGAGCAGTGCCTCCCCGGCGCGATGTCAGGCGGGTGTTCCAGCGCCAATGCCTTCCGCTCGGACTTCAGCAACTTCGGCACTTCGGCACCGAGTTTCCAGATCTGCCTCGTCAGGTTCCGAATGGTGAAGAGCTCCGCCGGATCATACTGTCGCCCATCGTAAACGTAATCGCGGTTGAGGTGCATGAGGCAACTGGAGGAGAGATCGAGGCCACAGCCCACCAGAACATGAGTCTGGATGGCGACATCGTAGAGGTGGTATTCCTTCACGTCGACAGAAGACTTCACTTCGATCAGCCGCCATCGGTTCCCCGGGCGCCGCTGGAGGATATCTACGCGGACCAAAACCCCTTGGTGCTGGAACGTTGCTTCAAATATTGCAGGAACAGACGAATCATCCAACAAGCAATGCGGCTGCGCCAGGGCACCCTCCAATCCCTGTTCAGTGCCAACGAACACGCCGCCCGGAAATCGGCTTTGAGCGAGCAGGCCGACTTCATTTCCTTGCTCAAGCCGCGCTACCAGACTCTCGTCAGGCTGCTCGGCGAGTTCGGGCTTGCAAACTTGGTAGTAGAGCCGCTTCAAGCACTGGACGCCGGTCACGAACTTGGATTTTGAGAGGCGTATTGGAGCCGGAGCAGGCATGCGGTTTGGCTGTTTCCCTTACGATGGCACAATAACACCATTGAGCGTGCACTCTGGAAGTCCGCGCCATCGTAGTCGCAGCTGGCGCGGCTTATGCCTCTGCAATTGCGTTGAGGACGTTGGGTTGAGTGGCGATCTCTTGGGCCAGCTCGGCGTATTGCGGTGCGGTCGCATAAATCCGGGCGACCCCGCCGATCAGTTCCATGAGGCTTCTGTCGGCCTGATATTGCTGCCAGGCGTGTTGGTAGGGCTCGCCCTTAGTAATCAGCCAGACGTAATCCTGGCAGGAGGCATCCAGCGAGTCGTAATCTGCAAACTCGTCGTAGATCTCGACGCGCAGGCGGCCGTCGGACAGCGTGGTGATGACCCGGGCGGGACTGGCAGAGTGCTGGTGGTTCCATTTCTCCAGTTGTGCCGGCGTGAAGACTTCCTCCGTGGCCACCGTGCACCACCGCGCGTGGCGTTCGGCGCGTTTGATGCCGAAGTAGTTGGCGTGGCCGACAGGCCTCTCGCCCCACTTCGATTCGATGGCCCACTGGGCGATCAGCAGTTGGGCTGGGCAGCCGGTCTGTTGCTCGAGGCGCACGGCGATCCGCGCCACCTCGTTGAGGCGGGTTTCAAGGGTTTCCATAAAGTCCTCAGTAGATGAACGAACGGTCGTCGGCGGTGGGCAGCGGGACCGGCCAGCCGAACAGGCAAACGTGGTCGTAGGCCCAGAGCTTGATGGCCGGCAGCCCGAGACGGTTGACGTTTACGAATTCCCGCAGCCACGGCCACGTGCCGTAATAGAGGCCCATCAGGTAGCGGCAATGCACCTGGTCCCAGGCCAGTTCCTTCCACGGGTACTGCGCGCACCGGCTGGCCTGGTCGAGGTTGTGGTTGATGCCTGGATACTGGTAGCCCTCGATGAGGAACGTGTCGAAGCCGGAGCCTGCGCGTGTTGTCCATTGAGAGGGCAGGTTGATGTACCGCAGCAGCTTGCAGTTGTCCGGGTCGTTCACATCCATCGGCCACAGCAGTTCGAAGATGACCGATGGGAACTGTGATAAGACGTAGCTTTGGATCGCGGCCACATAGTTGTAGAGGCGCGTCCGGAGGAAGTTCGCGTCGGCGTAGGTGTTGATCGACGGATCGTCGTTCGGCGTGTGGAAGGTCGCCAGCGCGCGGATGAGCGCCGATTGCGCGGCGGCTTTGGTGTCGGCATCGTAGAACGCCATGCCGGACGCGTTCGCCTGGAACCACCAGAGGATCTCGCCGAACTGGAGTTTGGGCGTCAGTCCCGCCGCCAGCATCAATCCCGCCATCGCGGCGTGGGCTTGCGCCATGTAGTTCTGCGGCCCGGAACTGAAGGCGATCTGCGAACTATTCAGCGTGCCGAAGCCGGTGGCGGTTTCGACGGGCTGGCCATCCGGGAAGCGCTGGACCCAGACCGAGGATGGCGGATTGTCAGGTGGGTTTACCAGTTCCTGAGAGAACGAGCAGACTACGCTCATGTTGTTCGCCTTGAGCAGGCTGAAGAAATCCGCGTTCCAGTCGCGAAATGCCCGGTTCAGCACAGGCGTCTGCGTCGGATCGATGACCCACTTCACGCCATACGTGCCACCTTGCAGATCGCCGGTCACCGCCGCGTGGCCGGAGCCGGTGTTCGACGCCGGGAGTTCCGTGTAAACGTGGAACTGCCATACGCTGCCGAAGGAGTGCGACGTCATCGTGAGAACGTTGCCTGCGGCCGTGGCCCAGACGCCGTCGAAGATCGCGTTGATGAAATTGGCGAAGTGCCGCGCGATGGTGTTGCTGGTGTCCTGCCCGCCGAAAACTGTCTTACCGATCGCGGAGCCGCCGACATGCAGCCAGACGACATCTTGATCGTTCCAGGTGCCAGTGAACGTGACCGTGCACGATGGGTACACGGGATTCGACGCCACGGCCTGCTTCCACCAGAAGACGCCGCAGTAGTGATCAATCTCGCCCAGCAGCCCGAGCTTCTGAAAATTCCAGACCAGCCGTTGCGGCGAGAGTTTGTACGTGGCATCCGTATCGAAATCGGTGGCCACGCCAACTGCCGTGGTCGTCGCGACGGGATCTGGCACGTCGGTTTTGACCGCGCATTCGAGGAAATCGAAATAGAAGTACCAGCCCTGGCTCGATGGGTTTTTGTTGCCCGAGAGCGCGATCACAACCTTGTGCTGCCCAGCCGTGACGCCGGAAAACAGCAGGCGGCGCGTTTGTGAGGTCGTGGCCGCGGGATAGTAGCAGTCGAGCGTCACCGGCGCGCCTCCGTCGAGCATCGCGGTTACGATTCCGCAGGTTGTGTCGAGGCGCGTGCCGAGAAAGATATCCTGGGTGTGCTGGCAGTGCGTCTCGACGGTGATGCTGGCCCCGGTAGCCGCCGCGCGTATCGCCCGCCCCTGGCTCCAGAAAGCGAATGCGCCGTTCACGGGGTCGTTGCCGGGCGCGGGCTCCCAATATCCCGACGTGCTGACCCAGGTGCTGTCTTCCTCGATCCGGACCGACCCGGGCCCGGCCACCTTGAGCGTGCGCTTGCTGGCCGGATTGCTGGTGACCGTCCAGTTGGTGACCACCATCTTCCACTCGGTCGGTTGGTAGGCCTGGGTGTTGGGCAAAGCGGGCGCGATGGTCCACCAGACCTTGTCGACGTTGCTCCAGCCAAGCGCAGTGAAATCGATCCGCACGTGCCAGGATACGTTGTCGGATGAGCCACCGGACAGGTTCCAGTTGCCGGCGGTGAAGTACAGACGGCTGCTGCTGTTGTTGTCCGTCTGATAGAACGCCACCATGTTGCCCTCGGCGCCCGGCGTGGCCGTGATCATCAACTGGTTCGGCAACACCACGGCGGCGCTGAGCACGGCGGGGCCGTTCTGTACCCAATTGATGGCGTTAATCTGCTGGGCGATGGACTGCAGTATCGTGGCGGCGCTGACTTGGGACAGCGTGTCCGCTGCTGATCCATCGGAACTCGAAACCTCAACTGGCCCGGCCACCCCGGTTTTCAAGGTGATGAAGATCTCGTTGCCGTAGGCGCCGCCCGTGGTGGCTGTGCAGTTCGGATCGGACGCGTTGATTTGGCCGGCGATGTTGTTCGCCACGCCCGCACTATTCAGCGAATCTTCCAGACAGGAATAGGTGGCCGCACCGATCCTGACCCAGTGGTTGTATGTGGCATTGCCCTGCCACCAGAGGGCTTGATCGGTGGTGGTGTGCGACGTCGAAATCGCGGGGCTGATGAAGGACTGGTTCTGATACCAGAGCGTGACCTTGTCGCCGGGCTGCGGACTGTTCAGATTGAGGACGTAGGTGGCTGAAGCGCCAGTGCGGCCAGTCGTGTTGCACGTCACCGTGATGCCGGTGGTGCCGAACCACTTCACGTCGGTGTGGCCGATTCCGTTGATGGTGTAGTCAAGGGAGCCCCAGTCGGTCCACGGGTTCTTGAGCGACTCCCAGGATTGAATGCCCTGCCACGTGACGTCGAAATCGAGAACGAGACCGGTGAGATCGCCATCCGGCAGGTAGGAGAAGAGTGGATGCCCGAAGGGATCGTCCTTCTGGAACAGGACCAGCACGGCGAAGTCGGCCATGTCGCGGAAGACGCCGGAGACGGTGAATCCCGTGTCCGAAGCGCCCCACAGTGCGGCCGCCGCGCCATAGTCGTCAAAGCCCTGCAGGTGCATCGTGCGATGCGGCTGCAGTTTGTAGATTTGGTCCACGGCAATTACGAGTAGATGAAGACGGAGAGGTTCGAGCCCGGAAACGTGGAGCCCACCGCCGTGATGCCGATGGAGACCGCCGTGTTCGCCGGGATCTCCGTCAGCGCCGCAATCTGAGACGGCGTCGCGACCACTACGGTCTGGCCTGCCGGAATGGTCAGTGCCAGCCAGGCGGTGCCGCCCACGTAGATCGTGAATGTGATCCCGGAGCCGGTGGGCGCGGCCTGCACATAGGCTTTTACGTCGCCGACGGTCACCGGACGATTCAAATACAGGGGCTGCGCGGCGTTGGATTCCACGCCGAGCGTGCCCTGCATTTGAAAAACGAGGCCCGCGACCTTTGAAAGCCCTTCCGCACCAAAAACCCAATCCTCGCGGATCGGCGCATCCCCATCGGGCGATTCGTTGCCATTCACGTCCACCGTGAAGCCGGAAATCAGGAGGTTTTCGTCCACGAAGTTGCCGGTCGGCATGTTCATCGTGACTACTGCCAGCGGATTGGCGTTACTGAAAGAGGTGGTGTCACACGTGTAGGGCCAGGTCGGTTCCTCGATAATCCAGACGTCACCCGGATTGATAACCATGGGGATGTCCCAGGTGATGGTGGTCGCCGTGTTCGCGGTGATCTTCCGCGGCGGCAGACCGCGCGAGACACCTTGAATCACCCGGACCAGATTGCCGACCTCCGCGCCGGGCGTCATGCCATTGGGATAGACAACGTTCTGGCAGCAGGAGTCCGTGATGGAAATCGGGTTTGCGGAATTCGAAGCATCGGCATTGAAGCGGAGGACGAAGCAGTCGCCTTCCTCAAGGATGCCGTTTGGGTCGGGAGTGACGCCGATGGTGCCCGTGCTGGAGTCCCATGACGTGACCCTCGCGCTGAAATACGGGGTGGCGGCTTCCGGCCTGCCGATGATCGAGACGATGCGGCCCACCGGAGTGAACGATGGATTACTCGAGGGCGGCGCACCCTTCAGAGACCCACACACCAGCGTGCCAGCCGACACGGTGTCCACCGACCCTCCGATGATTCCACCGTGGATCAGATGCTTGGCCTTCAGCCGCAGGTTGGCGACGTAAGGAGACGGCAAAGCGAAGGTGGAGCGCTGTAGCGGCCCGGCGAAGGTGATCGTGCCCGGAGTGTAGGTGGTGCCGTTTCCGGTGGGCGTAAGCGCGCCACTCGCCACCACGCCGCCATAGTTGCCGAGCTGCTGGGCACAAATCAGATCGTCCTGCGCAGCCGCGAAGATAACATACGCGGCGAGCCCTGCGACGGCGGGCCACACGATATTGCTCAACGTGATCGAGTAACTGGAGCCGCCAACTGGCAGCGGAACAATCGCTATCGCCATCGGCACTGACGGAAGACCGTTCGTGTCCAGAGCGCAAAGCGTGAAGCGAATCGTTGTCCCGCCCAGCAGGGAGCCACTCGTGGCGTTCACCGCGACAGTCCCCGCGACCGGCGCGCCTACGCCGGGACTGAACGTATTCGTCGGCAGCTTCCCGGCGACTACCAGACTCGCCAGCATGCTGCCGTCGGCCATCTGCGCGTAGCTTTGGTTGGTATCGAAGGTCCACTCGCCGGGAAACAGCGCGTCGTCTGCCCGTGCCTGGATCTGATACGGCGCCCACGCCGGGCCGAACGGGATCGGGTAGAACAGCGCGGGCAAGGGCGCGGGCGCAACATCCAACGGCTTCGGCCCGACTGTGAGATCGTACATCGACGCCGTCACGGTCCGCGCCGTGATGTTGATGGACCAGTCCTTGTTGAGCCGCCAGGACTGGATGCGGAAGTCGCCCGTGATGAAGCGGAACGTCGCGTTGACGGCATTGGCCGGCGCGGGCGAGACCGCGAAGCCGGTGACCGTCTTATAGTCAGCGGACGTGAAGATCTGCGTCACAGTGCATTGAACACCGTTGATCAGCACCTCTTTATTGACGATGAACGTGTCGAGCGGATCGCCCGTCAGATTGCCGCACTGCCCGCTCGTAACGGAGCACGTCCCCTTCATGCCGGGCACGTCCGGGTGCGAAATCGAGACTACCTGGCCGACCTCGGTGCCGAGAGCCAGGATCGTCGTCTTCCAGGATGCGTTCCGGGCATTGCGCCATTCTGCCGGGTTGACGCCACCGATCTCCTCGCGCGTCCGCACGGCCGCCAGTCGCAGTGCCTGCGACAAAGTGGCGCACCCGACCATGTGCTGCCGGGCCGTGAGCGGCGCACCGGCGCGACTGTAGTATGCCGCGTGGGTCTTGTCCTGGTACTCGGCGGTGTTGGCCTGATACTGATACGCCTGGTCGGCGAAGTCGATGATCAGGTGCTCGAAGGAAGCCTCGGTTGGTTCCAGCCGAAGGCTCTGGAACAGGAAGTTGCCGATGGTGAACGCGTCGGTCGAGGATGCGTTGATCCGGCAGCCGAGCTTCAGCTTGCCGAATTCCCAGGTGTAGAAGCCCAGGCCGCACGCCAGGATTTCGGTGAGCCAGTCGCGGAATGGCTTCTGTTGCGCCAGCACTCCCTGAAAGCGGAACTGCTTCTCAACCCCGGCGCCGAGGATCGGCGTGATCAGATCGTCGGCAATCTCCGCTGTGCCGCTGCCGTCGCCGACGAACAGAGAGGACAGCACGAACCTGCCGAGTTGCAATGGCGAAATGACACCGGAAAGGCCGAGCGCGCGCAACAGGCTATTGACGGCGATCCAGAACGGGTTCGTGATGCCCGTGACCGCAGTACGGTTTCCATTCTGGTCCCAGGCCCAGCCGGTCAGGCCCTGCGAGATCGGCACCTGCATCTGGTGCTGGTCGGTTGTTGTCGGCTGAATCCCCGATTGATCGGTGCGCCGGATCTCGACGAACGCCGTGCCCGCCGCCGTCTCCGGTCCCCAGACTTGCGGCGTTCCCTGGCCGAGCGAGAAGGAGTTCGCTTGCGGATCGTTGCCGGCCACTTCGCGCAAGCCCATCGTCGGGTTGTCCGAGATCACGTTGAGGCTGCCATCCACTTTGAACCCGTGCGGCGGCTGGCCGTCAAGCATCGGCGCGATGATGTAGCGGTACCCGTCGGCATTCTGGTAGACCAGCATGCCGGTGTACGCGCCGATTGGCCCGGCACCGACAATGCCGAGGGCGTCGTAATAGTCCGACTCGTCGCGGCCCGCCGCGATCATGCAGTTCACCCAGAACGCCTTGCCCGCGTCGCCATCGTCGTTGCACCAGATTTCCTGGAGCGCGTTGCCCCAGATGGTGTCGGAGATGATCGAGGTCGCCGTGACCATGCTGCGACCGAAGCCCCACAGGCCGGTCGAGTTGTCCTTGATAACCACGCCCTGCGGCTCGGCGGGATGGCCGCCGAAGTAGGCAGTCATGCCGTGCGCCTGACAACCGTTGGTGGAATCGAAGTAGTAGTCGCAGGAGGCCGGATCGCCGCCGTGGCCGTGAGCAGCGTACGGGCAGTTCACGCCATCGTTGAAGGTCTTCCAGCATTGCCGCGAGATGGCCCGCGCGGGGTACATCTGCGTGATCTGGTACAGACCATCGCTGGCGCGCACGGTGAATTGCGGCGAGCCATCGGAGACGAAACCGACGATGAACCCCGACCACAATTGGAGCAGGATGCCCGTGTTGACGTGGTACAGGGAGAGGTCGATGCTGGCGAACTTCAGGTCCGTGTCGTTCGCGAGCGCAGTCATCGCGCGGTCGGCATTACCAAAAGTGAACTGAACGTTGTCGGCGGTCCCTTTGATGTCCTGGGAGATGATGACGTCCGATCCGGGTTCACCGAGGCCGAGCACGCGCGGCAAGTAGAGCTGGCCGCCGACAGTGCAGCGACGATCCGAGAGATAGATGTCGGGCACCGCCTGCTCGCGCACGCGGATGTGGACCAAGGGAATGATCTGCTGGACCTGGGAGAGAAGCGCGGTTTGAAGTGTGCTGGAGGGGAAGCGCAGGCAAGTGGAATTGACGGGATAGCTGGGCGCGGCCGACGGGTTGGGGACCTCGATGAAGTTGAACCCGACCTGGCAGGCGTTCGCCAAGTACTGGATCGAGAGCGGCGCGTACTCCCAGGTGACCTTGGTGGGGCTGGTGGTCTGGTCGGGGTTCGGGACGCTGTATGTGAACGATTTCCACGCACCCTGCTGGCTCTCCCAAAAGGAAACCAGCGTCGCGCGGTCACGCATGCTGAGATGCTGGCGGCGGAAGGCGAACTTGCGCGGGCCGATGCCGACGGCGAAGCGCTGTTCTGCCTTGGCATCCAGTTCACCGAACTGGTGCACGACGACCGGACGCTCCTGGGTAAAGCCGTACCCGAAATCGCTGGTCAGCGGGAACGTCAGGCCCGAATCGACGAGCGCGGGCACGCTGATGCGGCCGATGGTGTCGGACATGGAAGTTGGGGATTACGCGACTTCGACGAATTCGATTTGCGGGACGTCCGTGCGCAGCAATCCGGTGGTCTGTGACCAACTGCCGCGGAACACGACCGTGTACCGCCCCTGCGTCGAATTGCCGGTGGCGTCGTATGCGCCCTCTGCGAGGTTGTAGAACAGGAACGGCACGACGCCACCCTGCTGGCCGTCCCAGAATGTCTTCAGGGCGATGGCGCGCACGGCGGTTAGCCTCTGCGCAAGCTTGAATGCCTTCCGCGACGTCTGGGCGAGTTGGGAACGCTCCGTGGTTCCGTCATGGTATTGCGCCTGGAGTTGGGCAAACTCGCGCGATTCCGAGAAAGCGGTGCAGAGCGCGTAGGGCATCACGCCGCTAGGCGCAGCGTTCTGGATACTGTCAGGCATCGGGACTTGCTCCGAATGGTGGGCGATCTCAGCGAAGACTGTCTAGCGAGATACTCAAAGCGGGCTGACTCCGATTCACCGTTGATCGAGGACTTTTTCTATCGCAGCCATTTCATCACTAAATGTCCGAACTTCTCTTCTGTAGGAGGAAAGGTCGTTCTCAATGTCTCCCTGCCGGCCCTCACCCCAGTACATTTCTTGAAGGTCGTTCATTCGTTTTTCCAGGGCCAGGACCGCTCGCTGCCGCTTTTGGTGCTCCAGTTTCAGCCGTTCCGTTGATTGCGATTCAAAAGATTGCGCCGCCCCTGCTACTCCTACGCCGGCCCTGCGATCCAGCTCTTCTTCGATTGCTGCCACCTCGCCTTCCATCTCTGAAATGTTCCTTCTGAGATATGAAAGATCCCCGTCGATGTTGCCCTCTCTGCCCCTGCCCCAATATTCTTCCTGAAGGTCGAATATCTGGCGCTCCATCGCGATCACCTTTTGGCTGCGTTTTTCATGCTCAAGTTTCAGCCGCTCGACGGACTGGGTATGCAAGGAACGACTCCATTCGCTTTCGACCACCCCGTTTCCCCTACACTTCGAGCAACTGACCTTCCCAGTAGAGCCGCAATTGGTGCAAGAGGTGTTTCTCTTGGACCCGTTACACGACGGGCAGGTTCCAGAAACCTCGCGCTTTCCTTGGCAAGTGTTGCAGGCGTGACGCGCTGTCCCGTTGCATCTGGAACACGTTCGATACGTGTCGGAGAAGAACCCCTTCTTTACGAGTATCTTCCCGCTGCCCTTACAGGTCGAACACTGGACTGCTCCGTCGCTACATGACGAGCAGCGCACCGCGACCACGCCGGACGCGTTACATCTGCCGCACCGGCACGAAGTGCACTCGAACTGCTTCTTCCCTTTGCAGTCCGGACAAGAGTCGAATCGAGCCAAGTATTCCTCCAGATGGCGAACGAGAGCGAACAGTACTGCGCAAGATCGCGCAGGCCCAGTTGCGCATCGCGAATTATGTTACCACCAATCCCGGCTGCTGGATGATCGCCGAGTTCTGCAGCCGCCCGTTGCTCGCGGCCGCAGCGCTCGACCACTGAGACTGCACGAACTCCGGCGTCACGACCTGACCGGCCACGAACTGCGCGGCACCTTGCCCAGCAACGTTTACCTGCAACGTCATCGGGCCGGGAGCCGGATACGTGCCCGTCGAATAGCCTCCCGCCACAGGCAGATTGCTCTGAAACGTGTACGGCGTGCCGTTCACGTAGGTCGCCTGCTGGTATAGCTTGCCGCCCATTTCGGCCAAACTCCCTGACTGCGGCGTCGTCGCCGAGAGTGGCATCTTCTGCCCCGTGGCCTCCGAATAGAGCATCAGCATCTTCCGGACGTCCGGATCGCGCACGGCGATGCTCACATGGCCGGCATACTTCTGCTGCGCGATGCCCGCAATCTGCTTCGCCATCGAGTTGTCGATGCTGATGGAGTAAAGCTGCTTAACCAGCCGCTTGGCTTCATTCTCCGGAGACTCGACGCCAAACAGCTTTTCCCCGACACCAGCCAGGAAGCCCGCGCCCGCCCCGATAGCCGCGCCGAGCGGGCCGCCAATCTGCTCGCCGATCAGCGCGCCGCCAGCGGTGCTTTCCGCGATGCCTCCCCACGTGCCGCGCCGCGAGCCGACCAGGCCGTTCATCGCGAGCATCATTCCGGCGGCACCAGCGGCCGGCGATTTCGCGACGCCCTGAATTCCTCCCGATAGCCCGCCGCCGGCATCGTCAAAGACCTTCTGGTTCCAGACGGTGCCCTTCAGGTTCTGCAGAGTCTTCGAGAAGCCTTCTTTCGAGAACATACTGTAGAATCCCGACGTTCCGCCCTTCTGATTCGCGCCCAAGATCATGCCCAGGGGATTCATGCTGGCACCGGCGTGCGTGGTGGGCAGGTTGAAGATGTCGGCGGGCGGCACACCTGAGGCACCAGGACTGCCCGCCCCTCCGATACCGATCGGAATGGACGCCCCCGCTCCAATGCCGCCTACGTCGCCCGAAGCAGAGCCGCCTGCAGCCGCCGGAATCGAAATCACCGGGAGCGAGATGCCGCCCGGGATGCCGGACGGCGCAGCAATTGCAGGCGCACCCATTCCCATCGCAGCCGCGAAAACAGCCGTCAACGACGCAATCGCGACCGAGTTCTGCGCGGTGACAGCCGTATTCAGATCGGTGGCCGCCTTGATGGGGTCCTGCTTACCGCCGCCGAAGATCCCCTTGAAAACGCCCGCGATCCCGCCCTGCCCATCGGAGCCGTATATAAGAGGATGGATCGCGCCCGCGACCATACCTCCCAGGCCCTCCGTAATCGGCTTAAGCACAGCCTCCTTCATCGTGCTGGCGAGCTGCTTGCCAAATTCCTGCGGCTTCGTGAAGAGCGTGTGGAACAGGCCTGATGCTTTGTTCTGGATCTCCTCCATCTCGCGCTTCTGAAGCTCCATTAGCTTCACAACGCGGTCCTGGTGCGCGTCATCGATCTGGCGTTGCAACTCGCCCTCGGCCTTCAGACCTTCGATCTTGAGCCGGTTGAGTTCGGAATCCCGCTGGCGCCGCTCCTCCGGGGTGCCGCCGGGCAACTTCTGGGCTTCGAAAGACTCCTGGCCGACTCGCGCGAGGGTTTGAGAGTGTTGCATCTGCGCGGCGGCAATCCGCAGTTGTTCGACCGTGAGTGCCGTGGCGACCTGGCCGCCGGAAGTCTTCATGCCGAGCGCCTCAGCCAGCTTGATCTGACGCTGCAGCGCGTCGCGCTCCCTTCGCTCCTGCTCGCCCGCCACGGTGTCGCTGAGCCTGCGGGCGTTCTCGTAGTTCGCACGGGCGGTCTTGGACTCTTCATCCCGTTGCTGTTTGGCCAGGTCGATCAACTCGACCCGCTTCTTCGTCTCCGCGTCCAGCGCACTCAGTGCGAAATTCTTCGTCGCCTCGATCTGGGCGCGCTGAATCTCTCCGTCCGTGGCGTTCATTTCGCGCAGTTCGCGGACATGTTGGCCAGCAACATCGAATTGCTTCTGCGTGAGTGCCATGGCGGTGTCGTACTCGGCGCTGATATCAGCCTCGCCGAACGCCGCGCCACTGGCCTTTCGGTTGGCCTGGAAGATCGTGTAGTTGGATCGAATGCCTGCTTCGCCCAGTGAGGTGTTCGTGCCAAACACGGCAGCGGCGGTCTTCCGTTTCTCGTCCTTTTCGAAGCGGGCGATCTCGGCGTCTCGGATCTGGCCGGCGAGCTTGACGTTGACCGTATTGAGTTGACCCTCTTCTCTCAGATGACGTAGCCGCTCCTCATGGGCGGCGTTGATACGGGCCAAGCCGTTCAACTCGCCTTCCTGGGCGCGGGCCACCTGCTGACGCAGTTCTTCCGTGACGCCGCTCGATTTCGCAACTTCCTTGAGCCGGTCCTCCTGGCCGCTGAGGCTGCTATTCTTCTTTTCGAGGCCGTAGCTCTGGCCCAGCAGGTCCATCTCCCGATCGAGCGCGCGCAGCGTTTCCAACCTCGGGCCCTGCTCGGCCAGCATGTTCTCGAAGTGCAGTCCGGGCGGCAGCTGGCCTCTGCCGGTCATCGCACCGCGGATGTCTTCGTAGCTGACGCCCTCAAATCCCTTGCCCTGCTGGTACGCCTCGGCCATTTCGGACTGCCGGATCATGGTTCCGACGGCGGCACGATACTGCCCGAGCACTTTGGTGGGATCGCCCCCAGCGGAGGTGGCCTTGTAGACATCGCCGATGAGGCCGCCGTAACCCGATTTACCTTGGACGAGCTTCACGACATCGTCGATACCCGCTTGGCCGCCTATGATGTTGGCGAACACTCCAGGAGCGTTCTTGATGGCCACATCCGCGAAGGATCGAAGAGCCTTGTCCATCTTTTCCGAGAGGTGATCGGCAGCGACCGCCGCCTCGTCGATGGCGAGCTTCAGGTTGTTCTGGGGCCTGTGTTCCAGTTTTGCGATGGCGTTCTCCAGCCGGTCGTTCGCGACACGCATTTCGTCGTTGGCGGCCTTCGTTGCGCCGGTGAGGCGCGCGAACTCGGCCTGGATGCGTTCCGGCGCCTCGCGCAGTTTTTCGAGGTTTTCGTGGAACTCCACAACTTTCTTGATCGCCTCGACGATGACCCCGATTAAGACCACGACCGCGATCCCGCTGAACGCCGCGCTCAGTGCCGCGCCGACGCCGGGCATGGAGGAGATGAAGCCGCGGATGTGGCGCGGGATGTGAACTCCGATCTCCTCGCCCATCAGGGCAAGCGACGCCTTCGACTCACGAGCTTCTGCCCCAAGTTGTTTGATCTCGGAGCCGCCGGACTTGCCTGCGGCCTCGATCATTTTGTTGTAGGCCGCCGTCACGCGGTCGACCATGCCCTGCTCGTCGCCGAGTTTCTTGATGAACCGGTCGCGGTCGGCGATGAGCCGCTCAACCTCCGTCTTCCCGTAAGCAGCGGCCTGCTTCTCGATGGACTGGGTGAGCCGCTCCATCGAACTGCGCGAGCGGTCGTTCACTTTGAGCAGCATTTCGCCCATCCGCTCGAGCGACTTCTGCATGCGCTCACCGGCGCCGACCGTGCCCTTTTCCCATCCTTCGACGGCCTGGTTGGCCTGTTTGATTGCAGTGAGGACGCTGCGCGGATCGACCTCGAGGACGATGGATTCCTGGTCCGGCATCTACGCTGCTCTCTTGATGCGGATGACTCGCGCCTGACGCAACACCGCCAGCACAGCCGCGTTGAGTGCGCTGCGGTCCTTCGGGGAAATCCCAAACTGCCGCTCGCGCAGATTATTCACGTGCGCAATTCGATCCGCGTTCGGATCGACGAAGCCAACCGTGGCCGTGTTCTCGTTGGCGCTCTTGACCTTGAGCGACCGCATGGTGCGCCCGGTCCACACCCAGTCGCGGATCGGCATCAGGCCGCGGGCAGCCTTGTATTCGGGATAACCGCGCCGACCGTTGCGCCCCGGCTTGAGCGGCTTGGCTGGCACGTCGTTCACGGTGATTGCCTTCCGGATGCGTGTGGAGATACTGTCCACCAGGACGTTGCCGATGGTCTGCATGTCCTCGCCGGTGAAGGGCCCCAGCACGAAGCGGGCGCGTGTGATCTTAGTTTGGAAAGGCATTGGGCGGCTTCTGGGCCTGCTCTCGCTGATAGCGGTCGCGTTCCTCCTTCAGGATCTGGAGACCGCGGACTTCCTCGGCGGTGACGTCGCTCCAGGGGATGCTGAAGTGCCCGGCGTCGAACTCCAGTTCCAGAAGCCGTTCAAAGAGGCGGCCGGCATTGGAATGGGTCCGCGCATGATCCAGGTCGTCGAGCTTGCAATGCGTGCAGCGATTGACGGTGAACCGCCAGCCGCCGCACTGCGGACAGGGCCCCGGCGCGTTCGTGTCTCCCACTGTGCGTCCGAAGCCGCATTTCCCGCACGTGACGTCATTCGCGTCGGGGCAGCCGCGCGGCCCATCAACGTCGCCGTCACACAGTTCGGCGGCGCGCACCGAGCGGTAAATCAGCAACCGGAGAGGGACCGGCGCGGGCCACTCGTCCGGGGCTAGGAGTTTGGGTCCAGCGCCGGGTCGAGTTCGTCGATGGCCTGGACCAGTTCCACAACGACCGACGATTTGTGGTGGGGAGGCACGTCGGCAGGCTTAACCGACGCGGCGTAACCTTCGACCTTGGTCACCACCGAATCGTAGAGGCCAACGGAAGGCTCGATGCGGTACCGCAACTCCTCCTGGCCGTGCGGAAGGTCGGTCGACGACACGACGGTGCGCCTGTACACGGTGATGTCGCGCTGCGTCGGGATCTTCACCTGGTGGATGGTCTCGCCGAATGGCGTTCGCAGCGCGATTCGGTATTCGTCACCGGCGCGCTGGCAATCGGTGACCTCGCAGAAGGTCAGCTTCGAGATCGCGTTGCCGGCCTCGAACTCGTCGAATTCCGCTCCGTCCTTGTCCAGCCGGATCTTGCAGAACAGGTCGAGGTCTGCCTTGAGGTTGGGCACGAACTCCGTTTGCGATTTCCGGCGTCCGATGGTGCGCCGGATGGACTTCTGCTGGTCGAGCCGTTCCAGCAGTTCCTGGCTCGTGGGCAACCGCAGAAAAGCGGTCTTTGGTGGGTTGGGCACCTTGATGGTGATGCCCTCGGCGGGAATGTCTCCGTACATGAATCCTCCTATTGAGCGATACCCGCCACGCTGCACAGCGTGCTCGCGGACATCACGGTATTTTGGGCGTTACTGTACTGCGGCGCGCCGGTGACGGTCACCGCAACAATGCCATCGGCCTCGGCGTTCTCTGCCACCTGGAACGCCATCTGCGGGAAGGTGAAACTCACCGAGTTGTTGGCGTCGTGCTGCACGCTGAGCGTCGCGGTCCCGGTGGTCTGATTCACCAGCGTGGTGTATTCGGGCGATCCGGCGAGTAGCCGGGCCGTGAACTGGAACGACGGCACGCGCGCGCCGATCTCCATGCGGCCGCGCACTTGCAGTCCGTTCTGCAGCCCGGAGCCGGGATAGAAACCCGCGTTCAGCAGCAGGTTGTTCTTCCAGCCGACCGACCCGGACAAGATGCGCTTCGTCGTTACGTAATCGACGCCGTTGACCGAGAGCGACATCGATGCCGCGAGCATGTTGTTCTCGGTGGTGAGCGCGGGAACAGTGATCCCCGATGGCGTCGTCAACAGGCCGGAGCCGACCCAGTTGACCGTCATCTTGGAAGACGCGCGCCCCGGACCGTAGTTGAACTGGTAGGTGAAGTCCTCGATCGCGCAGCCAACGTACAGATTGTCGATGGCGTTGCCGCCGCCTTCCGCCACCTGCTCGACCAGCGAGAAGTACGGCAGTTCGAGCGCGACGCCCGGATTGAGCGGCGTGATCGTGTACGTGTACGGCGCCACCGAGCCAGTCTGTACGATGTTGCCCAGCCCATAGGCCAGCGCCCAGGTCACGAACTCCGCGCTCGCGTACTTCTCCAAGCGATTCGCGACCTCGTAATGGGAAGCGAACGTCTGGGTGATGAACTCGTGGCCCTTGCCGATTTCCGCGGCGTCGTTTTCGAAAATCGGCTTCGGCGTCGTCAGGCCCGTGTCGAGCTTCTTGAAGCGCAGAAACGTCGTGCCGGCCGTGGCAATGTTTGTTTGCTTGCCTTTGCCAAGGCCCATTATTAACTGCTGTACTCTTGCGGGCATATTATTCGCTCACCTCCCGGACCTGTACATACCCCAGGCCCATCAACGGCACCAGTTTCTCCGGCGTCGCCTCCACTTCCTGGACATCGCCGGTGTGCGGGTGGCGCAACCGCACGGTTTCTTTCGTTGGAGTGCTCTCTTGGTCGTCCATCAGTTGTCTCCGATTTCGGGAATGATGAAGACGCCTTTGAAACGGTCGATCAGGTCTTCATCGAGTTCGTGGTCGATGCTCGGCGTGTCCATGATGTCCAGGCCCGGGTAGATCTGCAGATAGCGGATGTTCGCGCCGCTGCCGCCGGGCGGGCGGTTACAGGTAATCGACCACAAGTCCTCATAGCCCAGAGGCTGGGCGACTCCGGCCGCGTTGCCCATCCGGTAGTAAATGCCCCAACGGTGCTTCCAAATCGTCTGGCCGTCGAAGTTGCCGCCCTTCGTCCCTTCCCATGCCACGAGCATGGACGGCGCGGGCATCTTGTAGATGGCCTCGGCGAGGCGATGCTCCTGCCCGAGGCGAAAGTGAAACGCGCTGATCCGGCCTCCCATGGCGGCGCTCAACTCGGGGATCGATAGGAGCACGCTCGCGATGGCATCCGTGATCGGTGCGGCATTCAGCATCTACGTGACCCTCAGCTTCAGTACCGCGCCGCCCTGCGCATCCACGTCCACATCGACAACGTCGTAAACGATGCCGTTAATCGCAACGGTGTCGCCGTGTCGTGGCGATGGCGTGATGTTCGCGAAGCGCACGAAGAGCCGTACTACGGACGTGCCCTGGACACCGCCCGGCACGTAGTCTTCCGCCATCGCCGGATGCTGGATGATGCCTGTAATCTGCTGCGCGCCTGAGCCATCCTGCGGCGTGAAGGTAGCGGGTGTGCCGAAGGTGGAGAGGCACGCGTCATCCATCGTGTTGACGAGATCTGACCAGGCCATCGGTTAACCTGCGGGATACGTCCACGAGGGTTTGTTCCAATAGGACACGATCAGGCCCTCGCCCGCGATGGCGGCGTCGATCCAGTAATCCGAGAGATCAAGGGTGTCGGTGTCCGTGCCTGACCACACCTCGTAGGAGTCGTCTACCCCACCTCCCGAATTCGGCCAGAGTTCTTTGATGACTCCGGCCAGCGTGCTCTTGTTGACGCTGGCAGTGCCGAAATACATCTTGCCCGTCAGCCCGGCAATCACCTGCACACGGATGCGGCAACACGGCGTGCGAGTCGCGGCCAGATGGACGGGAGTACCGGGTGTGGCGACGTTGACCCGCCCCAGGGAAGTCGGCGTCATAGCCAGGCCAGCACATCGAAGTGCTTCGCACTCGTCACCGTCACCACGACGTTGGTTGCGGTGTGAGTGCCATACGTGACGGTGCCGCCGTCCGTCGGGATGCAGAGCACACCGGCTGGCACCACGCCCAAGCCATGGGCGATGCTCTGGCTCGATCCGGTTCCCGCCTGCTGGCTCGCGAAGAACAGCTTCTGCAACGACAGAAACACGCCCTTCAACTTCGGGTGCGGACCGTTGCTTTGAAACTCCGGCGCATTGACCGGGACCTTCTTAATTTCGACCATTCCCTTTCTCCTTCCTGGCTTTCGCCGGTTTCGCTGGTGCGGGTGGCGACTTGGCGAGCGCCACCTCGAGTTCCAGCCGCGTTCCAATCCGCCGCTGTTCATACATCTGCCGGGCCCGTGTCAACTGGAACTTGTCAACCGGATCGGGTGCCGGATACTCGGCTCCGACTTCGGGCGGCGTGAAGCCGCCAGGCAACGGGCGCAGCACGAACAGCGGCGGCACGCCGCCCTTGGTCAGTTGCGCCCACGAAAGTTTGCGGAGAAACATGGTTACACCGCCGTGATCACGTTGTTGAAGAAGAAGCCGCAGTCCTTGGAGACCTGCGCCATGGCGAAGGCCGAGTCGATCTCGACCCGGTCGGAGGCCAAGTGCTCCATGCGGAACGTTTTGATACGGAGTCCCGCGCCGCCCATGGAGCCGATCAAGCCGGTCCAATTGAAGGTGTAACCGGCGCTCGGCACCATCAGCCCGGCGTTCTTCGGACGATAGAACAGGCCCGCCGCGAGCCCGCCGATGAAAGAGTTCGACTCGGTGGCGCCTTCCGCCGCGGTGTTGTACACGGCGTCCATCACCAGGACGTCTTCCAGTTCCAGGATTTCGGCGATGATGCGGCGCGTGGCCATCGCCGGGTTCGGCGCAGTCTGGCCGTACTTGGTGCGGTCGATGAAATCGGGGTGGTCGACCAGCTTGTCGAACACCGGGCGCGAGAAGACGCCGATGTTGGGCACGAAGCCGCCGGAGTTCAGCCGCGCCTGGGTCTTGGCGTGGCGAATATCCGTGATCGGGCTGGACGTGGCGTAATCCCAGTACACGACGTGCGTGCTGTCGGAGGTCGCCTGGCCGGCCACTTCGCCGGTCCACAGGCCGGTTTTGAAGTACTGCGCGGCCCACTGATTCTCGCGCCGGATGAGCGCCTTCTGCGTCAGGAAGATGGTCGCGTCGCGGTCGGGCGCGAGCGGCGAGTCGCTATTCGCTCGTACCTGGTCGTCCACATCCTTGTGAAGCGCCCACACGTCGCAGTTGTACGTGCCCGTGGAATCCAGGCCATACCCGGCGCCCGCGGATTCCATCGAGAGGCCGCGTTTTTGCATCTCGTCGCGGTTCCAGTCGCCGCGCTTGTAGGTCCAATAGAGGTCGCTTTTGTTTTCGACGGGGATCGGCGGGAACGCGCGATCCGCGACGAACTCGACGCCAGCCGCCTCCTGGCTATACGCCACGGAGATGTTCGTCAGCGGGCGATTTACGTGTACATCGCTCAAAGTCGGTTGAGGCATTTACTTGTTCTCCTTTTCGTTGTTTGGGCCGCTGACGATTACAGCTTGCCCTTCTGTTGAATGAGCGCCGGGATGATGACGCCGGAGGCTCCGGTCGCCAGCGCGCGGCCGAGGATCTTGTTGCCAGTGGTGGCGGTCACCGCCTTGCCGTTGGCGTCGGTGGTCAGCAGGTCGCCGCACGTGACACCGGCAGTGCCCACTACCAGCTTGCTGATGCCCAGCACCGCGAGCTCGCCTTCGACGCCCACGCCGTTGGGTTTGTCCTGGAGGATGCCGTCAGCGTCACCGCCAGCCGAGGGCAGGGCAAGCTGTCCGCTTGAGTTAATCGTCATGAAGCAGAACTGAGATGCACTCAGGTCCGCACTCGCCGGCGCGCCGATGGTTCGTAAAGTCTGTTCGTAAGCCATGTTGAGTTTTCTCCTTTACCGCTGGACGATCTGCAGGCCCGCGTTCTGCAGCGTGCGGACCAGCGCAGCGGCGTTGTGCTGGTTCCGATAGGCCGCGTAAGTTTCCGGGTGCGCTTCCAGTGCCCGCGCGACCGCCTGTTCCTTGGAGACGCCGCGACTCTGCCCGTGCACATAGAGGTTGTCCATCGTCGCGCCTTTGTTCTGGCGCGCGAAGGCCGTGGCCTCGGCTTCGAGATCCTGCATGCGCGCCGTGGCGCTCTTGTTCGGATCGACGTGGGAGGTGATCATGTGACTCTCGCTTTCCGCAACGCGGGAATTGGTGAGCAACTCGCTCACGTCCGCGACGCCGAGATACTGCCCGTTGGCTTTCCGTTTAGTGAGGAACTCGGCGGCGCGCTCCGGGCACCCTGCGATCTTGCACAGCGCCCCGATGGCCTCGATGTCGCTTTCGGCGCGCATGCCGCCCGGCTGCGTGGCGGCAAGCGTCGAAGCGGCGGCCTTCTTCTTGCTGCCGTCCTTCTTCGGCTTGCTGTCTTCCTCGTCCTCGTCGTCTTCGTCATCGTCGGTTGGAGGCTTGGAATCGCATTCTTTGGCGTCGGCCTCGTCCGGTTTCTTCTTCGACTTCTTGGTCTCGTTGTCAGTGGCCTCGCCATCCTTCTTCGCGGCGAGGGCTTGCACATCTTCGGTCATATGCTCTCCCTTGGTTGGAATTGCGGCTGCCGCCGCGGTTGAACTCCTACTGCGCGCACCCATCGATCCGATGAGCGCATTCATGGCATCGTCAATCGTCCCCACTGCGTCGGCCAGCAGGGGCACTGCGTTCTCTGCCCAGAGCAACCCCGCCTGTGTCGCGACGATCTGTTTCTTCGCAACCTTGCGATTCCGCGCCACGGTCTCAGTGAAGATCCCGTACTCCCGGTCCACTTCATCCTGGATGTCGCCCTTGGCGCGCTCAGCCAGTGGTTCGTGGGGGTTCCCATCGACTTTCTTCTCGCCGGCGAACACGTAGGTGTACTTCGCGCCGAGTTCCTTGTCGAACCCGGATTGATCGACGTGCAGCGCATACACACCGACGGACCCCACTGCCCCCGTGCGCGTCACAAATACCTTGCTGGCCGCGCTCGCGATTGCATAGGCCGCCGACAATGCAATGTCGTTCGCGGTCGCATATACCGGCTTGATGGCGCGCACCGAGTAGATGTAATCGGACAGTTCGAAACAGCCGGTGGTCTCACCGCCCGGCGAATCGATATCGAGCAGGATCGCGCGCACGCCCCCGTCATCGATGGCGCTCGCCACCTGCCGCTGAATCTGCTCATACGAGGTCGCACCGCTCCACGCGGACATGAACGATTCCTTCTTGAGCAGCGTGCCCTGGACCGGAATCACCGCGATCCCATCGATGACGGCGTAATCTCTCTCCTCGCCGGCGTCCCCATAACGGGCCATCAACGTGGCGGTAGCATCCATCGGTGCGCGGCTGGCCAGCACGATGTCGGGGTCGACACCGAGCCTCGGCGCGAGGGCTTTGATGATCACCTCCAGCTTGGGCGGATGAATCATCAGCGGACAGTTCACAAACCGCGATGCAACGTGCGCCAGATGCTTCACTGCGCCTCCATCTTTCCGCTCACTCCGTCTTTCTCGATCTCTTCCTCAGTCATGCCGGCGTTGCGCCCGGTGAGGATCTTGCGCCCATCGGAGTCGTAGGAGAGACCATATTTGTCGGCGCGGTCGTTGTCGGATTTCTGCTGTGAGTCGATAAGGGCCGCGTCGTACCCCTGCTCGGCACATTCAATCGAACGCGTCGAAAGACCGTCACGGATCGCGCGTTCGGCGGCCTTCATGTCCTTATCGGGATCGACCCACGGCCAGCCCGGCGTGACCCACTGCACTTCCTCGAACGGCTCGGGATCTTTGTCGTAAGCGGTCAGGAACTCGACGCCGAACACCAACGCGAGCATGGCCTCCCGCAGCCACCGGCGATAAATCGGATGGCACACCTGGAAAGTGAAAACCGAATACTGGAACTGCTCGCACTTGCGGCGAAACTCCAGCAGGCCCGCGCGGATCGACGAGTAGTTGATTCCCGACAGGTCCCCGCTGATCTGGTATTCCGCCAGGCCCGCGCCACTCGCGAACGCCTGGAGGCACGTCCGGATGAACGCCTTGAAATCCCCGCTGTCGCGCGCCTCCGCGAACTCCACTTCCTCGCCAGGATTCAGAACAGGGAACGTTCCTGGTTCGAGTTTCGAAATCTGCGCGCCCGGGTCGGTCTGTCCTGGACCGTTCTGCTGCTGATCGGGCGGGATGATCGGATTGTCCGGGCTGACCTGCTTGATGAACCCGGTGATCATCGCCGCGACTTTCTTGCGGACGATCTCGGCGTCGGTGTACTGCTCCAGTTCGTAGAGCTTCGCGAGCACCGATGTCAGCCACGGCTGGCCCCGAAACTGGCCGGCGCGGATCGGCTTGTAAACGTGCAGCACGTCTGTCGCTGGCACACGCTCGACGGACATCGCCTCGAGCGGGAAGAACATCGTCTCGCCGGGATGCGCGCGCCAGAAGTGATACGCTGCGCGCCGTCCATCCGGCCGGAACTCGATCCCGGAGCGCACGCGGTTGTCCGTAGGCATCTCCTGCGAGGACATGCGCCACAGAGGCAACTGCTCCGCTTCGATCAACTGCAGTTGCAGCGGTACCGCCAGGCCTTCTTTCCGTGGGCGCGGGCGGAACCGGACGAACACCTCGCCAGCCTCCATCACTTCGCGTGCGATGATCATCTGCTGACCGTAGAAGTCAGTCTGGCCGGATGCCGGGTTGTTCGGGTCGTACTCGACATCCGATTCCCTGATCCATCGGTTCCATTTCTTCAGAAAAAGTTGCGCTGTTGATTTCACGTAACTTAGGTCATGCAGACCGTGGGCATGGATCATGAAGCAGTATGACTTTCACCGTGCTTGCGTACCACTGGGAACCACGATTGACGGGCGCGCCCAAGCGGTTCAGGTTTGCGGCAATGGCGCGGGGCGTCCGGCCAGCGCTGAACCACGTCCGAATCTGACGCGCCACGGCTGCTTCATCGCTGACATCCAAGGAAACCACAGCGGGCGCGGGTTCCGGCACGCGGGGTGCGGGCATCGTGGCGATAGAGGCACGGGCCGGGCGCTGGGCCATGGGCGGGCGCAACGGCATGCCGTTAGCATACCGTTCACAGAAGGCAGGGAAGGGCGAAATGTCCACGCCGTACCGGTCAAAGGTTCGTCTCATGAATTCTCTCCAAGAAGTTCGGGGCCGGGTGTCCGGCCCCAAGTTGTCCGTTTACACTTCACGTCACTTCGGCAGATAGTGGCCGTTGTGATCTCTGAGCACTTCCGATGGATCGTAAGCGGGCCGCGCGCAGGATTCATCAGCCGGGCCGCAGATTCTGGCCGGTGCTTGTGCCGTGTCCTGCGCGGCCATCATCAGCGCCAGCTTCTGGGCCGCTTCAACCGCAACTGGGTCCTGAAGCAGCTTGGTGATATCGAAGGTCACCGTTTCAATGGGGCGGTCAGCGGGGCCGCTGACCTGCTGTGCCGTCAGACGCGGGTACAGGTAGTTCACCACTGTCTTGGCCGCGTCCAATCTGGTGTCCAGCGGTATGGCAACTTCCACGCGCTTCTTTTTGCCATCTACAATCACGGTCTGTTCGATGGTGTCTGCGTTGATAATTTTCATCATGAACTCAAGCGGGTCGCATCCAAGCTCGCTGGCCATGGCTCTGGCCGTAGCAGCCGTGTTCTTTTTCTTGCCCCCGAACCTGGGGTGACCTTCGTGAAATCGGTGACCGGGGTTTTTCTTTGCCACCTGGGTGGCTGGTTTCGTCTCTTCAGACATGTGCGTCTTCCTATGGGTGCTGGTGTCCGTGAGATACCAGCGGGGTTGTGACGGGCCGGGCAGGATGGTTGACCCTACCCGGCCCCGTGAAGGCCCCTGGGGGGCCGGTGATGATTCTGTATAACCGATATTGTTGGGGCTGGGTGGCAGATCCTTGTACGCCACCCGCGCCGCGCGTTTAGCGGCTTTCACGTTTCCTCTATTATGCAAAGTACTCTACAGTATTGAATTAGGGTGCATGAACGTTTCTTAATGCTGTCCACTTCACCCGGATTCGCGGGCGGGTTGGTGACGGTCTAACCGTCACGCCCCTGAAACCGACGCTCCGCAACGCATTGATTCCAAAGAGCCGTGACGGAGTGACGGAAATGACTGTTTTTTTGCCTAACTCTTAGGGGGCGCGCTGGGGGAAGGAAGTCCGCAGGGGCAGTGCGTGACACACTCCCTTACCCCTTCTCCCTCTAAGAGAGAAGGAAAACCGTCACAACCGGCACGCGTCTACGTAGACCCCTTGCGATTCAGGCGCATGGACGGTGACGGTTCGTAAATAGCAACCGTCACCAACCGTCACAACCGGCACCCGTCAGGCAGCCTCTTTGCACGCATCCACAATGAAGCGCGGAAGCAGGTACCCTTGCGGCGCATCCCGCCAGATTTCCCAACGTGACCGCGCCTTATTAGTGCGTGGCCACTTGCGCACTTCAATCCCCTGCGCCCGCAGGACCGGGGCAAGGCGCACCAGACGATGGGCCAGGGCTTCCGGGCTAAGGGGCCAGTGGCGCAGGTCCTTCGGCCACTCATGCGTGATTTCATTCAGAGCAATCAGCAGGTCCTTAGCAGTGACAAGTTGACCGGTGCCCGGACTGGTAGACTGTTCCACCCATTCAATGAGCGCAGACGCTACGGAGTCATTCTCCGCAAGGTCGCTGTTGGCAGATTCCAGCTTGCCCCTGTAGGCCGCGATGAATTCGCCCGGCTTCCACGGTAGGGCCGGTTCACATGCAACCAGCCACGTGCAGAAGTCTGACATGCGCGGCGCGTCCGTCAGCTTGGTGTTCGGTAGATTCCGCAGCCCTGTGCTTACCGAATCCAGCAGGGCACCCAAGCAGCCCGGATGCAGACGTTCAAAGTCAGCCCATATTCCTTGTTCCGTAAGCCGATTCTCTGGGGTGATGCGCGGCAACTTCAGCGTGATGGACCGTTCCAGCAGGTCGCCACGCATGACCGTTGAATCAATCCCGTTCAGCAGTATCGGCAGCTTGACGCTGGCAACGGTAATTCCAAGGTTTTCGTAAAACGTCCGCGTCCTGTAGCCCTGCCCGGTGCTGAACCTGCAAAACACATCAGCCATTTCAGCCCGGCACCCGGACAGGTTGTCATACGCCAGAATGCCCGCGTGCATCGCGGACACCGTAGCGTCTGTTTCATCTTTCGGGGGCGCTGAAAGGCCCGCGTCACTCGGGTCCAACATGGACAGCAGCAGCAGGGCCGTGGTTGACTTGGCGCTACCCTGTTCGCCTTGCAGCACCAGATGGCTGAACGCGCCTTCCGGTAAGAAGGCACCCACCAGCCACGCCAGCATCAGGCACCATTGCGCGTCATCCCCGCAGTTCAGCAGCGGGCGCAGCGGGTCCAGGGTTCCGCCTTTCACCGGCACTGGCAAGGGCAGCGCGCCCGCGCCACGCCTGAACAGCACGGGCGGGTTTTGGACCACCTGCCACCCGTCCTTGGTCACTTCGATGGCGCGCCACTGGTCATCACACATGTCCAGGTAGATCGCGTCACGCCCGCGTGCGAAACGCACGTGTACGTCAACTTTCGGCCCGGCCCCGCACTTTGCCGATATAGTATCAATCACGGTGTTCAAGGCTTCACGGCTGGGTGCGCGGTCCTTCTGCGTCAGGAAGCGATGCGTCAAGACTTCGCGGACCCGTGGGCTTTTCGCGTCTACCTTCCAGACTTCGTGGTGGTCACCAATCACCATGCGGACGTAGCCATCATTGGCCGGGCCGGACTTGAAGTACTCGAAATCGTCAATCAGCTTCAGCAAGATGTCCGCGTGGCTGGGCTTGTCATCTTCGTCCCACGGGTCACGGGCGTCCTTGCTGTACGCGCTGCGCAAGCTGGCTTCAGCTTCCTGCATGGTGTACCGGTGCTGGCCGGGCGCGGCATCATTCGCAGCGTTCACCCAGTCACGCAACGATAGCAGCGCTTCGTCCTTGGTGTAGCCGTTATCACGCAGTTGGGCAAAGAACCATAGCCCGGTGTTGTTGCGCGCTTCACCAGCCTTGATCTTTTCTAGTGCCATGGACAGCATGCGTTCAGCGGGCACGCGTTCCGCAATGGGTTGCTTGGCGCGGGCTGTGGTCTTGGCCTTCTCATTCGTTGCGGCGCGCAGCAGCCACGCTGGGGGAACCGTCAAGGGTATCTTGTCCCGGTGCGCGGACAGCGGGCTGTGTTCGTCAACCCATTCGTAACGGCCCCCACTGGCGTGCAGGCTTGGCGCGCACACGATATAGCACCCGGCCCCCGTCAACAGGTCAAGACCGGGCCGAAACTTGATACGCTTTTCCATGCCCGGCACCGCTTCAAACAGGTAGTGCCACCCGCCGCTACCACTCCGCTGGCGGGCGCACGCGTCCAGGATTCCGTGTTCCGCTTCCATTGCGGCCAGCGATTCAAACCCTTCGGCCCCGTCCACGTCCAGCACAATCAGACCGTCCAGCCGTAGGCCGATATTTGCATTCGGCCACTGCTTCCACCAAGCGGCAACCGTGGCCGGGTCACATGATGCCTTCTGCCATTCGCGGACCCGTGCATGCTTCCCCGGCTTGCCGCAATCAGGCTTTCCGCAGGAACAGCCGGACCCCTGCGGTTCATGCAACGGCAACACGCACCAACCGGCTTGCGCATACGCTACAGCCCATTCGATTTGCGTAGAAAAGCTATTTGCGCTGTTGGGGCCGCATGGTAAAATGGGTTGTGTTGTGATTGGGCCGGATTCAGCCCCCGGCCCCCTGAGTTCTTCTGTCATTTGTGTTTCCCACTCAATCGTTCCCACATCGTTAGAGTTCTTCTTCAACCGTGCGGGGGGTATCGTTCCCCCGCACGACCTTTGACAACTACCACCACTGATTGCCGTGCTGCGCTTTCTCGCACAGCCCAGCGGGGGCCGTCAGTTCAAGCACCGCACGAAGGCAGGTGTCACATCGGCAGTCCGGCTTCCATTGACCGGACCGCAGCAATTCGCGGCGCTTCTCTAGTTTTTCGCGTTGGGCAGCATCGCGGCGCGCCTTTGCGTCTGATTCCTCTTCTGCCCACAGCGCCCGCAAGGCCGCGATTTCATCATTGATGGGACCTTCCATAATCACTGTCCGTTCGTTTCCGCAGGCGCTAGGCTGTGCTTCCCCGCGTCCAGAAGTTCGATGGCCCGTTCCCGCGTGACTTCAACACGGTTTCCGCCGATGTCCACAAGGACAGGGCATTCGGGTAGCGCTGCGTTACGTTCGGCAATGCGCGCGGCGCGCGCTTCCCTGATCGCGGATTCCAGCGCGGTCAGTGTGACATCATCGGCGGTGCCGATGAAGGCTTGGACTTGGCGGACGTATTCCGCCTTTTGAAGTTCGGTAGCAAACATGTGTTTATCCTTGTCGTGTCGTGCCGTTGTCTTCAGCGCCCGATTTCCTTCAGGGCGCGTTGGGCCGCAAACCTGTAGGCCGCAACCTCATCGGGTTGCCAGGAGTTTATTGGCTTCTTGTCGATAAATTCAACCCAGTTGTTGAAGGTCGCTTCTTGCTGTGCAGGTGTCATTGCCGCGCGGTTGGCTTGTGCCGGTAACGGCACCGCTGGGTCCGCTGGTTTCGGGTTCAGGAATGCGTTAATCTCTTCCCACTTCTGACGTGTTTCGTCAGTCATAATTCAGTTGTCCAATTCGTTTTGCTGCGTGTGAGACTTCCGTGAAAATCCGTGAGTTCAAAAGGCCGGAATGGCTGAAGCTATCGCGGCGCGCGTGATCGTTCCCTGTGCCATGCGGGTTTGTTCTGCGGTCAGTTGCGCGTTACGTTCTTGCCTGAGAGCATCTTCTGCCAAGCCCACCTGTCGCGCGGCTTCGCAGGACGCTTGGCGAAGCATTTGTGAGCGCTTGCCAAAGACCACAGCGCCACCCTCCTGTTCGCGAATCGCAGCCATTGCAGTTTCGGTTTTGAGCACCGATATCGCGCAGAGCAGTTGGCTTTCAAATGCTTCGATCTTGCAGCGTTCCAGGGTGGCTTCCATACGGCGCAGACGCGCTGCTGCGATTCGGACTTCTAGCCGGTCCTTGGCATCCGATACGAACACCACCTGATATTCGATGGGCCGCAGCCGTTCAGACAATGCCAGGGAGTCGCACGCGGTGATGTTGTCAAGCAGTTCGTCCCAACTGGGAATCCGCAGTTTTTGGAGTTCCAACTTAAGCTTTGATAGCAAGTCTTCAACGGAACCCCTTGTATGCATCAGCATACGTTCTTCGGCAAATGCGGCTTCCTCTTCATGGATGCGCCTTACACGATGCGGGCCAGCTTCTGTGGCCATGGTGATGTATTCCGGCAGCAATGCCGGGTCTGGGGTTTCCGCGCCCGCAATAAGCAAGTCCAGCGGTGTTGGGTTGGGTGGAAGTCTCAAGGCCAACGGCCCGGCCATGTCAGGCATGTGAATTCCCCTTGGTGCCCACCAGCAATCCGAACTGCCTTCGGGCTGCTTCCAGTGGATCGCTAGAAGTTCGGGCGCGCGCCAACTCTTGCGCCTCACGATATAGCCGGGCTTCCTCTGGGTTGGCTTCGCGGTGGGTTCCGTCCAAAATGATCCGGGCACCATTCGCGGTATCCACTTCAGCGATGGTCCCGCCAGTGCTGCCTTTCAGCCGATTAGAGACGGACACCACCAAAAGGCAGCCGTCAGGGTACTGCGCGGCCAGGGCGTTTGTCTTGGCGCGCAGGTCCGAATAGTAACTTTCATTATTCATGTTGTTGTGTGCTCCGAAGTGCGTATAAACGGTGTCCGTGCATTGGCCATGCGCGGGCGCAAAGTTCCCTATCAGGGCGTGCTTGCGCGGGTGGGAATTCGTTAGGAACGTGGGGGCCAGCGGTCCGGTGTAGACGATACGGACCCCCGCAGCGAACGGCCAGCCGGGCTACGCTGCGGTCTGGACCCTGGACCGCTCCGCAAACTTCGTGAGTTCATCCAGGGGGTAGCGGATGGATTTATTGAGGTATTTGCGGTACGCGGGGCCAACACGGCGGAAACGCCAATCCCGGAGCGTGGTCACGTCCAGCCCCAGCCATTCCGCAGCTTCATGTTCGTTGAAGACGTTCTTGGTCGTAGGTAAAGTGGTTTGGGTCAT